ATGGACTACGAAGACAACGGCGACCTTGCCTGGGTGCAGGGCGTTGAAGAAGCCGATGCGAAATTGTCGCTGCCGCCAGCTGGACCGGAGCAGCCGTCCAGATTGACAGTGGACATCCAGGCCCAGCAGCTCGGCCCTACCCGGCTCACGTTCGCACAACATCGTTACAAGCGCGGCAAGAGCGTCTACTGGATCTGGGTTCCGGTTCGCGCGGACCGCCTTCCTCTCGGCACGCCTCGCATGGCCGACAGAAACTCGACAGATAAAAAAAATTCTTGACATCCCGCCCCGGAATGGTGGTCGTGACAAGAGACTGGGACTTCCTCTAACCCACCTAGGAGTCCGAGATGGACCAACGCACCTACCAATCCGAAGACCAGATCCGCGAGGCTGTCCGCCAAGCTGTGATCAATGACCCCCGCTCCGAAGGACTGCGGAGCCAGATCCCCTACTTCGCGGTTTCGCACACCCTGCCGCCCGCTGATCCCGGCAGCTGGAAGGTGGATGTCGCCCCCACTGCTTACCCACCTGAACTGACCGGCCCGCTGCACGATGCCGTCGTGAAGGTGCAAGCCAGCATGTTGCTGCACCCCCGGTGGCTGGGCCAGAGCTGTCAGGCCTAGGCCTCTCCCTCCACGTACGCCAGCGACGGGGCGGTGCCTTGAATGGCGCCGCCCTGCACAAAAACCCGTTGGCCCACGGTGGCCTCTCCCCTGGCCTGCATCTGCCCGCCGCCGATGATCTGCACGGTGGCCACGCCGCTGGCGGCGGCCAGCACCTCGCCCACCATGAGCGGCTCCGCAGGGATCAGCGCCAGGAATGCGCGGTAGGGGTTATGCAGCATGGGTCTCGATCTCCAGCGTTTGCCGTAGCGTGGGCCGGCTCCAGTCGATCGCCGTGCGCCGCACGATGCCGACCACCGTCCGGTCACCCACGTACCGCACGAACTGACCAGGGTGGATCACCCCCGTGTCCGGAAGCACCTGCATCCGGAGCGACACATGCTCCTGCCGGCCGGTGTCGGACAGCTCGGCGATCCCACGGGCGCGATGCACGTCCGGGTGCGTGATGAGCGCATGGTTGACCTGTGGCGCCGCCACGTCCCCGGCCGACCCTGCGCGCTTGAACGGTCCGAACACCCCCGCGCTGACGCCGCCGAGGAACACGAGGTTGTAGCCCGGGCGGTCGACGTGCTCGATGCCCACGACCTCGGCCGCGGCGCTCGGGATCTCGAAGTCCGGCACCACGCCGCCCCAGGTCCAGGAGGGGGCTGGATAGCGCGGCAGCACCCGGAAGACCGCGTCAGTAGGGTGCGGCTGGACGTATCCGCCCGCTGCCGCCGCGATGTCATTGATGGCATCGATGGCAGTGCCCTGCAGCGACCAGGCGCCCGCCGGAACCTGCCAGTCCACGATCTGCCAATCCACAGCCCAGCCGATCCCCACGCCGTTGAACGTGAGAGCGTCGGCCGCGAGCTGCTGCGCTGTGCGGGCGGTGGTGTTGAAGAAGGACTGCACGGGCGCATAAGGCGCGCCGAGAGGCATGGCCTTGCCCTTGCCCGATACCGACCAGCGCAACTGCGGCAGAAATCTCCGATCCTCGACCAGGCGCTCGATCCGCAGCCGGAACGGCACGCCGTTGACCTGGACTTCGATCTCTGCAGGGTCGCCCGCGCTGTCACGCCCGAGATGGGCGGCCGCGTCGTGGTGGAGCGACGCCGACCAAGTCCACGTCCACGATTGGTAGTCGAGCGACATGCCGAAGCTGTGCGCCCGCAGCTCGGCGCCGGAATCCACGCGCCGCAGGATGATGTTGTTGATCACGATGTACCTCCGGCGGACCGGGATGACGATGGTGGTGCCGGGCTCTGGGTCGGAGTGCCGGTCGCAGATGAACACCAGCTGCGCGGGTACGGCCGCGTCCGCCGCCTGGTCGAACACCAGGTGCGCCGGCAGACCCGGCACGTAGCAGGGATCGGGCTGGGGTGGCTTGGGTTGCGCCGAGATCCCAGGCCGCGGCACCCATGCTTCCTGGTAGTGAGCGACCCACGCGCTGGACCGGGCCACGGCGATGCCCATGCTGTTGGTCACGACCGCTGATCGCCGGTCCGCGTCCTGCCAAGTCTGAACGACCACCTGCCGCAGGCGCACCGCCTCTTCGAAGCCCTGCACGACGACGGCCGCACGGGACTGCGCCTCTTGCCAGCGCTGCTGCACAGCCCGTCGTAGCGCAATGCCCTCTTGGAAGCCCTGCAGCAGCCCAGGCGCGGCGAGCCGGCGCGCATCCTGCCACCCCTGGCGCACGGAGGAAGACACCGCGCTGGCGGCCTCGTAGCGGGCCAGCGCCACGGCTCGCACGGCCTGGCCGTCCTGCCAGCGCTGCTGGATTGCCGCCCGCACGGGCAGCCCCTCCTGGTAGCGGGCCTCGGCCGACGCCTGGCGCTGCGCTGCGTCATGCCAGCGCTGCATGGTGATGCCGACCACAGGCCGCGCCACGTTGACATCGTATGCGACTGCAGCCGCGAGGCGCAGGCCTGTGATCTGGCCCGTGGCCTGTGCCCGCACCGCCGACCGCAGCAGCACCGGCGCGCGCAGGCCCGTGATCGCGCCAGCCGCCGAAAGCTCAACGCTGCCGGCGCCGCCCTCGTCGTCGTCGTCCCCGAAGACGATTTCCACGGGCGAGCTCGGCGGGTTGACCGCCTGGCCGAAGACGAGATCCAAATCCGCCATGGTCAGGATCAGGTAAGCGCCGAGGGCGCCAGCACGACCAGGCCGCCCGCGAGCAGCAGAGGGCTGTCCTCACCGTCCGGGGTGGTGCCACCGGCCACCCGGAAGTCGCCGCCGTGCACGGCATCGGTCACGCTGCCTTCGGCGACTACGATGCCCGACGCACCGATCCACACACCCCATCGCGGGATGCCGGCGAGCATCACCAGCGCGCCGCCCGCGTCCTCGGCGTGCCACACGAGCGCGCCTCCGACGATGGATGCACAGGGCTTGGACAAGATGATCTCGGCCTGGGCCGTGCCGCCCGCCGCATCAACCACCGAGCCCGGGCGGGGGGTGGTGTGCAGGCGCACGCGGCACCGGCCGCTGCCGGCATCTGCCCGGGCGATCGTGGCTTCGAGCTGCGCTAGTGCCACCTCGGGTCCGACACGCCACGTCGTCATGCCACGGCCTCCAGACGGTTGGCCGCGACGGGACGATAGTTGCCTGCCTGGTCCTCCGCGAGGGTGAGCCACTGCTGCCGGGTGTCGATGCCGTTGAAGGCGAATGCGCCCGTCACAGGGTCGCTCCACGTCTCGCGGGCCACCATCTTGCTGCGTTGATGCATCAGGACCACTCGAGCCCGTGTCGGCGAGTTGGCCGGCTTGCCCTTGATGGTGGTGGTCCCCCAGATGCGGCCCGCTCCACCGTATTGCATATCGCGCGCCAGGCGCTCGATCGCCGCCGGCATCAGAGTGGCGCTTGTGCCGCTCACCGAGCCCAGGGCGTCCATAGGCACTTGCGGCACAGCCTTGGCTGGATAGTTGACGCCCCCGCTGACCCCGGTCGGTGGGGTGAAGTCGCCTGTGTAGCGTCCCGCGCCGACCGTGATGCGGATGAAGTCCATCTGCCCGGCCAACTGAGTGACTCCCCGGAATGCGTCGTAGGCCCCAATGTAGCAAGGCCGGTCGCCAGCAATATCAGTGGCATCGGAAGTCTCGAAGACCTTCACGCCGTCGACGAAATGCCGCAGCGTGCCCGCGACCCGCGCCACCGCCAGGTGGGTCAACGTGTTGGCCGAGAGCGACGTGGAGCCACCGAGCCAAGCTGTCCCGTTCGACCATTGCGGCACCCCGTTGTTGAGGCGAACCACGTTGGCCCACCGCTCTGCGGCGGCGTTACGCATCGAGACCAGCGCTCGATCTCCCATGCCCCCGTCCCAGCGCAGGTACAACTCAACGCAGAACTCTCTCATGCCGAAGGTCCAGCGGCTGCTCGGGGGTTGGGAGATGAAACAATCGGTGGACCCGTTGAGAGAGAGCGCGCCGCTGTCGCCAACACCGCCAGAAGCCACAACCGCGGCGCCGCCGGAAGCAGTCCACGCCCCGCTGCTGTCGGCGCTATCGGTCAGCGTGCCGCCGTCGAACAGCAGCAGCGACACCACCTTGTCGGCCCAGGGATCGCCAATCGATGGCAGAGGTGCGAGCACATGCGCACCGGGCCAGGCGAGGACAAACGTGCCGACGGTTGTCCAGGTGGCGCGATCCGTAGAGGACTGCAGGGTGTACACGCGCACCCATTGCGCCGGCGAATCACCGCTGCCGAACTGCACATTGACGGCATCCACTGCCGTGCCAGCGTCCCATGTCAATGCGAAGCCGGGAGCCGCCACCTGGGCGCGAGTCCATGCCGTGGTGTCGCTCAGCTCGCCATCGGTGAGGCTTGCCAAGCCGCCCGCCACTGGCGCGTGGCTGGCAGATAGGGCAGCAGGGATGACTGCAGACGCGCCCCACAGCACCGCCTGCGTGAGGGCCACGCCTGCAGAGCCGTCCGTCCGCAGGCCGATGACGCGCCAGTACCGTGCCGCCATGGTCACTCCCAAGGCCCGGTGACGTCGACGAACACAGTCCCTGCCAGCGACAGGTCCGCACCGGGCGCGCCGCATCGCAAGGCCAGCAACGTGCGTCCCGTGAAAGCACCTTCGCCCGGAATCGTGTCGCCGGTGAGGAATGCATCGCCGAGCACCTGCGCACAGTGATACACGCCAGCGAGTCGACCGCGAAGGGCGGGGCCCGCAGCTACCTCGACGGGCGCAATGCGCAATCCGAAATCCACGGGCGAGGGATAGGCGTAGCCGTTGGGGTTGTAGGTGGACGTGCCGCTGTAGCCTTGCTCGAGATTGTGCGCAGCCACTTTCTTGCAGCGGATCGACCCGCCAAGTGCAGTCGCCGCCCGCGCAAGATATAGACCATTGTTGGCTTCCCGAGCCGCATGGCCGTAGCCAAGACAGCCGCCAATCGGCGCTCCCGTGTTCACCACCACGTCAGATGCGCTGCCCAGGATCGCGCAGGCATAGGTGTCGCCGCTCCGATAGGAGAGCACATCGCCCCAAGCGAACGCGCAACCGTGGGGCGCACCATCCACTGGCGCAACCCAGATCAAGAACCAGCGGTCGCCTGTAACGCATCGCCAAGCGCGAGGCGCGGTGGACGCCACATTGCTCTTTGCCCAGTACAGCCCGCCCGAAATCTGCGCGTTGGTCGGGAATGGCCCCCACCCGGTGCTGATGTCGCTCATCGCCTCGTAGCCCACCACACGCGCGGTTGTAGTGCCTGTGTCGTCCAGGCGCAGCACGCAACCAGTGGCCTCCGGCACCGCCGGCTTCAGCGCGGTCACGTTGCTCAGCTGGCCCGCGAACAGCTCCTGCCAGCCAGCGGGTGCCATGCGGCTGGTGATGGAGCCTGCAGCGGCGCCGTCAGCAGCATCCGGGGCTGCGAAGGTCACGCGATCGGACGCGATCGTGAGGATGCGCCGTTCCCCGTTGATGCCCGCGCCCGTCGCTCCGGCGAAGAGCGCGACCGACCCCACGCGGAACGGGTGACCGGACGAGTAGATGGCGGTGGCCACGCCGGCAGCCACGGTGACCGATGCAGTGGCGCCCGCGCCGAAGCCGTCCACGAGGCAGGCCTTGAGGACAGCGCGCAGCGCGCCTGCCGTGCCCGAGAGGACGGGCGCGCCGGTCTGGCCGGAATCGAAAACCTTAACGGAAGTACTCATGATGATCCTGTGGGAGGTGATGGCTATCAGGCCGAGGGCGGGCGGTCCACGTTGCCGCGCTGCGTGATCTCGAACTGGTAGTCGGTGGCGGTTGCCACGCCAGGCTGCACGGCCCGAATGAGGGCGAACGGGTAGTACGCGCCGACGGTAGAAACGAAGACGACGTTGCCCGCCGCCCAGCCGTTGCCCCAGCCTGCAGCCTTCAGGGTGAAGTAAGGGGCGCCGCTGATCGGGTTGATGGGCGCGATATCGGTGTTGCGCGAAAAGGTGCCGACGTTGCCCACGTGTTCCCCGATCACCTCGACGTCGGTGCCCCCCGTCAGCACGCGCAGCGCGAAGCGCTCTGTGAGCGCGCCCTGATTGGTCACCAGCACGGGGAAAACAGCATCGTTGTAAGTGGAAGGTGCAGGGCCTTCAATGCCGACCGCGTCCAGCCAGGTCACGCCGTTCCAGCTGGCTTGGTCCCACACCGGCAGCGCGCGCGCCTGCAGGTTGCCGGCCATGAGCGCCGAGGAAACCACGGTCCCGACCGGGAACGCGTGCGACAGTTGCTGCGTCAGCTTGATGGTCCCGTCGATCTGTACGTCCGCGGCCCTGACCATCTGCTCGATGCGGTGCATCACACGCACCGGCTGCACCCACGTCGACGGGTCCACGACCTGCACCGTGCCGGCGTCCAGGTTGGCCGTCCAGCCTGTCTGGATCAGCTTGTTGTCAGCGCCCACCAAGTGGACGCGCGACAGCCGTGTGCGTGCAGCGGAGATGGTCTGCCCGGCCGCATACGTCGCCGCAGGCACCGTGCCCGTGTGGCCGATGACCAGGTAGCGCCCGACCCGGTAGATCGGCACCTGCCCATCCGGCGGCAGCCGGACCGGATCGAGCCCGAGAATGTCCGCGTCGAGCGGCAGGTAGAAATAGGCCACGCTGTTGTAGCGCAGCGTGGTCGGATCAACCGGCCACGGCCGCCAGATCTTGCCGGCCTCGACTGCACCCACGTCCGCCGCGCTGTACCACCACTCGGCCTTCTGCGCATCGGTGAGCGTGGCTGGGTCGACGTAGTCGCCAAACTGCAGTTCCGCGACGCCGGACTCGAAATCCATCCGGCCGCGCATGTGGTCGCCGCTGAACGCGCCGTCCACGCCGGCGGTGGCAGTAAGCGCATTGCCCTGGAGGTCCAGCAGCGTCAGCACGAGGCCACCCGGCTTGATCGGCGCGGACTGCGTACGGAAAAACACACTGGCCGTACTCCATGGCGAGCGCTGCGTCCAGAGGCTTTGGAGAGACACGCTCGCGGGCGACGGACCGACGACGTAGTCGCTCATGCGCGCCAGGCCTGCAGCGTAGTCCACGGTGCCCGAAGCAATGCCCGGGCTGCTGTCGGTGCGACCGCGGTAGAGGACGCCCTCGAAGTCGTCGTACACCTGGCCCATCCAGGAAAACCGAATGCTCCCCGGCACGCCGCGGTCCGTGGTGTACGGAAGCAGATCGATCACGATCTCCGCGCCCGCGAATCTCTCGACGGCGGTTGTGGCCGCTGCCGGTGCGACCTTGTAGCGCACGATCACCGCGCCGACCTGCTGCTCGCCGATGGCCGTGGTGCCGTACTCGCCACCTTTCGACGAGCTGGAGAGCGAGGGCTGCGGGCCGTCAGGATCGTCGAACACCTTGGCGTCCTCATGGTCGCTCTTGTAGCTGACCGTGGAGCGGTCCTGAGATGCCAGCTTGAGCACGATGGTCTTGCCCGAGTAGGACACGGTGCCAAGGCCGGAAACGAAGCCGCCAGCGCCATCGTCGGTGACGCTGTGCGCCGTGATCACGCGGCGGCTGTTGGTGGCGTCCTGTGCGGTCATGCGCGACCAGGTGCTGCTCGTCGTGTTGTTGGAGATGCGGTAGATCGGCACCCGCACCATCGACACCGGGGCCGTCATACTCGACACGGGCGGGGTGCTCACGTTGCCGCCGCCCCCGGAGAACACCGTCCCGTAGTACGCCTGCGAGACATAGCCCATCACCGATTTGGTCGTGCCAATGACCTTGCCGGCATCGGCGGCGGACAGCGACGTGCCGCTCGTGCTGGAGATTTCCTGGGCCGTCTTCCACGCCACCTCAATGCTGCCGGCCAGCGGTTGCTTGGTGAGCACGAGCGTCGCCTGGCCGGCGGCGTCGAGGGTCGGCGCGGCGATCACTTCCTCTTCCTGGCCGCCCGCGTCGTACGTCACCTCAAATTCGCCGCCCGGGTCGACCATGAAGCTCGGGCGCATGAAGATGCTGGACGACGGGTAATCGATCTCGCCCACCGCGTCGCCAGTGATCTTGCCAAGCCCGTTGTCGCTCGCAGTGCGGATCACACCACCCGAAGGCCAGCGGACCGTCCAGGAGCCCGGCGCGGTGCCACGCCGTGCCAGCTGCCACGCGACCTCGGGCGCTCGCACCTGCGCGCCCTGGCTGGAGCGGTCGGTGTACGCGACCCGCTCGGCCCACTGGATGATGATGCTGCTGGCGTTGTCTGGCAGCGCCTGCAGCGTCATGTCCAAGCTGCCCGTGGAATAGATCACGCGGCCAGAGCCCGCCCCCGTGAGGACGCCTGTGCCGTCATCAGCGAGGGCGTACCAGCTGCCGAGCGCCCGGTAGCTCACGATCAACGTGCCGGGGTCGGGCAGCGGTTTGAGCATCGCGACGAACGAAAATCCGCGATTGCTCTGGTTGATGCGGATGCGCCGCGTGTGGGCGGCTACGGGCACCTCCACGCGCCGCGGCGCCTGCGCGAGCACGATCGAGCGTTCGGCGGCCGGCCGCTGGTCGAGGGCCGTGGTCTCGGTCCGCGACGACGGGACGAGCTGGGTGTAGATGCTGGCGACCTTGATGACCGAGTCCCCGATCGCCGCGGCCACCGTCAGCGGCGAGGCGCCGTAGTACTCCGCGGCGTCCGCGACCGTCGTGTCGCGGATCACCGTCTTGTTGGCCGCCCCGGAAAAGTCGCGGCTCGGCGGAGAGCCAGGGAAAGCGAATCGCAGCGCATCGGTCAGGTCGACCTTGGTTACCGAGGCCTCGTAGTCGACGAACGAGCCCGAGCCTGCATAGGTGAAAGTGCGCGTCTCGGTTTCGGTCCGCGTGACGCGAACGAACTGCACGCGCTCCTGCGTCGTCCCCGCCTGGTATGCGAGCACGAGGGTGCGGCCGATGTCCGGCGCGGGCGTGCCCTTGCGGTGCAGGATCTGGATGGACCGCATGCCGGCGACGTGGTCCTCGAGCAGGTAGCCGGCCCACTGCGTGCCCTCGATCAGGTATGCGGCGATTGCCGCAGCGATCTGGCTGCGACGCGCGAACAGCCCGCACTTGGCGAGCGTGATGCTCACCTGCGGGTCGGTCGGGAGTTGCGACAGCACCACGTTGCCGCCCATGTAGACGTCGGTGTTGGGGGTCAGTACACCGACATGCAGCTGCCGGATCGCCACGTTGCCGCCAGCGCGATCGGTCTCGGTGACGTCGGGGACGATGTTGTTCGATCCCCCCCAGGGGATGACGTTGCCGGTAGGACCGCCGCCGCCCTCGGGCACGTCGGCCATTACCCGGCTCGCGAGCAGTTGGATGTCGCCGTCTTGGATTGGCATGGGTCAGATCTCGATGAATTTAAAGGTGGGGAGGAAGAGCTGCTGCGGCGACTCTTCACCGTCCTGCAGCTTGTAGACGGGCTGCGCCACGAAGCCGCCCTGCGCGTGGTCGAACAGCACGCGGCGCGTGACGCCACGCAGAACGAGGTCCAGCTCGATGCCGGGCAGCGCGGCCCAGGCCTGCAGCGAGTCGCACAGCGCGCGCGATATCCAGGCCAGGGTGTCTGTGCCCACAAGGGTGATAGGCCGGCCGGCCTGCTTGACCGCGACATCGACGAGCAGCGCGCCAGTCGTGCTGTACGCCGTGGCCTGGTCCACCGGGCTCCATGCGTACTCGTCGGTCCACAGCAGTCGGTCGCTGATGTGCGCGGTGGTCCCGTTGTAGGTGAGGGTGATAGCCATCAGATCGACGCTCCCTGAGCCTGCGCAAGCTTGCGCAGCAGCTCGACCTCGGTGTTGGCGCTGGCGGAATCCGTGTGGCGCGTGGTCCCGCGCACGACACCCCAGTCGCCGACGCCGTTGATCGTGATGTTGTTGACGTATACGTTGCCGCCGCCTGTGCCCCCACCGCCTGGGCTTGGTGCCGGTGTAGGAGACGGTGCCGGTGACGGCGCGGGCACCTGCGGCCGCCCTGTGGGCTTGTTCTTGTTCTTCTCGAATTCGAGGATGTTCTGGGCCTCCATCTTTCCGGCACCGTACTTGTAGTAGTCGGCCATCTTGCCCAGTGCTTCCGCCAAGGTAGAGGACTGTCCACCCCAACGCTTCTGCGCTTCGCTTGCCGTGTACGGCACGGACCCGTCAGGCTGGACGAACTGGCCGGCCAGGCGCTCCGCCACCAGCTCGTCGAGGCCTGCCTGCTTCAGGTAGTCGATGATGGTGGCCCGTGTCCACACCCATTGCTGCTGGACATTGCCCCTCGCATCGGACGTCATGCCGTCCTTGTTGCGGAACTGGTAGCCCCCCGAGCCAATCTCTTGCACCCCGGGTGCCAGCTCTTCACCCCGGCTGCTTCGCCTTCCAGATTCGTAGAGCCCCTTTTCCCCCTCGCCAGGCCGGCCGTAACGGTCCGCCATCCGTTGCTGGTACTCCTGCAGCGCGCGCGTCGCCCCGTTGATCGACGAACTCACCCCACCCCAATCCTTGACCATGCTTCCTGCAGCGCGATTGCTGGTGGATGCGGCGTCCGCGAGGGAATCGCGCAGCTTCAGCGTGCTCTTGCCAGCGTTGTCGACCACGATGTCGAAGCCGCGGATTGCAGCCTGCCCTTCAACCCACGCAGGCGCGATGCCCCTGTTGGCAGCGATCGCGGTCTCAGCAGCCCGTTTGAAGCCCTCTCCGAGTTCACGCGCGCTGGCCGTGCCGCTGGCGGTCAGCGTGTCGTAGGCTTCCTTCGTGTCCTGGGCGGCCTTCTTCAGCTCGGCCTCGGACGTGACGCCGAGCTGCTTGAGCGCCTCGCGTACGCTGTTGATACCGGGTGTGGCCTGGTCCAGGGCATCCTTCAACGCCAGGGCCTTGTCCCGTGCCTGGTCGAGCAGACCGTCGGTGATCTTGTCGCCCAGCACCTTGCGCATCTGCTCGATGCGGCCCCGCAGGTTGTCGATGGCGGCTTGTCCATCTGCAGTGTTGATCGCGCGTGTCAGGCTGGCAGCGAGCACCCGGCCTGTGTCTACTCCCTGGGCCTGGAGCCGATCCATTCCGGCGATGATGGCTTCCACGTCGTTGATTGCGCTGCGCGACGCGGTGCCGATGCGACCTTGCAACTGCTCATACTCAAGGCCGGTGCGTTTCACTGCCTCGCGAAGCAGGGCGTCCATCAACTGAGCAGCGCGCGAACTCTCTCGCGTCACCACTGCGAACGTCGCTTCAGCCTTTGCTTTCAGTGCCAACAGCTCATCGCCCGCTACTCCGCGCGCCATGGCGTTTTCGTACGCAGTCGCCGCCTTCTCGGCCTCAGCACGGGCCGCCCCGAACGCGGTGCGAGCCTTGATCTCAAAGTCGGCCAGATCCTTACCATCGAGCGCCTGGGCCCACGCAGCCTGCAGCTCGCCCAGCGAGATCTTTCCGTCTGCGGCCAGCTTCTCGAGCACCCCCGAGAGATCCCGGATGCCCTGCACCTTGGCGAGGTCGAAAGACTCTGACGCCTTCTTGAGCGCCTCGGCGGCGCTCTTCCCATCCTTGGTCAGTTGCGCGAATTCATCTACTGCTGTGCGCGCTGCCTTGGACAGGTCGAAGGTCCGATCGACAGCTGCCTGGATGGATGCCGCCAGACGCGCGCGATCAGCAGCGGCTTCCTTCGCGATTTCAGCCTGCAGCTTCTCGGCCCTGGCCAGTTCCTCGGTGCGGTCCTTGTAGCCCGCCAGCTTGGCAGCGCTCTCCCCGATCCACGTCCCGATGTCCTTGAAGTTGGCGACGATGCCCACCAGGGTGAAAGTCCGCAGGGTTGCCAGGATGGCGGCCAAACGGCCCACGCCGGCAGCGGCCGTCGCGCCAGCAGTGCCTGCGGCCACCATCTGCGCATTGCTGGCCGCGACCGCCGTTGCAGCCGCCTGGGCTGCGGTGCCGATGCCCAGGAAGTGCTGCGCCAGGCGCAGAGCGACGAATGCTGCCGTCGCCTGTCCCGCGTCGATCAGCAGGCCCGCGATGGTGCGCAGGTTGCTCGACACCGCGTTGATGGCGGTCGCCGCCGCCGCGCTCGCGCCCGTGGCCTTGTCTGTCTCGCCCACGTACAGCGTCCACTGCGTGGACAGGTCTTGGAGTGCGCGGCCGACCGTGGGCGGAAGCTTCGAGAACTCCGTGGCGACGGTCTGGCTCTGGCCCTGCAGGGCCTTGATGACCGTGTCGCTGGTGAGCAGCCCGGCCTCGGCCATCTTGCGCAGCTCGCCCGTGGTGACGCCCAGGCCGTCCGCCAGCGCGCGCGCCAGGCGCGGGGACTGCTCCATCACGCTGTTGAATTCGTCGCCGCGCAGCGCACCGCCCTGCAAGCCCTGCACCAGCTGCGTGATGGCGGCGCTCGAAGCCTGGGCGCTGGCCCCGCTCAGCTGGATGGCTTGGTTGATCGTCTCCGTGAGCGCCAGGCTCTGCTTCGTGGCCGCGGCGGTATTGAGGCCCGCATCCTTGCCGGCCTGCGTCAGGCGCGTGAAAAGCGTGCCCGTCTCCTCGAGCGCGCTGTGGGTGCGCAGAGCCACCTCGGTGACGCCCTGCCAAGACTTGGCGAAGTTCTCGTTCTCGCCCGTGACGAGCTTGATCCGCCCCTGCAGGTTGTTGACCTGGTCAGCCGTCGCCGCGAGATCCAGCGCCATCGCTTTGAAGCCCTGGATGCCCTGCAGCGCGACATAGAAGCTCTGCAGACGCGCGAGCTGCTGACTAATCGACTCGACCCCCTCACCGATCTGGCGATGCGTGCGGGTCATGGATGCGCCAGCGTTGGCCGCACCGGTAGCCGCCTGTTGATGGGCGGGCGCCAGGTCTTGCACGGCGTCGCGCACCGCCGTCACCTCCTGCCGCAGGCGCTGCTGGGCGTCGCGTGCGTTTTGGCCCGACACGCCGAACTGCTGCAGAGAGGCCTGAGCGCGGGCAACCGCCTCGCCTTCTTGCGTGAAGGCAACGCGGGCGGTGTCCACTGCCGTCTGCAGGCGCTGCTGCGCGGCGGCTTCCTGGGCCGTGGGCGGCCCCATCGCGCTGATCTGCCGGCCGTAGTTGGCCGCCTCGGTCTCCGCGGCTTTGAGCGCGCGGCCCGCATCACGCGCCTTGTCCTGCAGCTCCAGGAACGCCGTGATCGCTTGGTCCTGGTCGGCCAGCTCGCGCAGCCGCGCTGCGGCCCCTTGGGCCGATTTGCTCAGGTCGCCTGTGAGCACCTTGGCGACGTCGTCCAGGTCGTCGGCCAAGCCCGTGATGGACTCCCGGCCTGTCACGCCAATCTTCAGCTCTGTCGAGATTTGCCTGTCCGCCATCTTTTCCTACAATGCGGACATGCCGCGTTTTATCCTCTTCCTGCTCTGCATCGCGTTCCTTGCCGCTGCCGGTGGGCTGGTGACCATCGGAATGGCGCTCGGCCTGGTGGTCTGCTTCGCGCTGGGCGCATGGGTTACGCTGCTGCTGGCGCGCATGTTTTCCAGCTCGCCATGACAGCTACTGTCTCGCGCGACGGGCAAAAAAATAAGGCCGACGTATGTCGGCCTTTGCTTTTGGGGAAGAGGAAACGCGCAGCTTTTAAACCGTGCGCACGCGGTAGTACTTGCTGATTCCCTCCCCGGTCTTGGTATCGTCCTTGAGTACTGCGCCCGTCACGGGCAGGCTTGCGAAGCCCTTGTCCGCCAGCAGCCCGATGGCCGAGGCCACACCCTGGCTGGCACGCCAGATCTCCACGATCTTGGCCTTGCCGTCGTCCGCCTCGTTGAGCCCCTCGAAGATCAGCTCCAGCTCCTTGGCCTTGGTGGTCAGGGCTTCGATGACCGCGTAGCTGCCAAACGTGTAGCCCAGCTTGACCTGGTCGCCGTCAGCCAGTTCAGCGGCCTCGGGCAGGATGTACACGCCGGCCGGGCGCACTTCGTAGTTGCCAGTAGCAGGCACGACCGTGCCCACGGTCGCGTAGGTGTAGGAAACCCAGAAGCCCGTGCCGTCGGTCACGTCCGGTGCATTGGCCGCCACCTGGATGCCACCGGCCACCACGGTGTAGTTGCCCGAAGCCGACAGCAGCGTGGCGGTAGCGCTACTCGTGCCGGCCCGCACGGTCACGTTCGAGGCGGGAGCGGACGTCAGATGATCGAGCGGCACCAGCGTGCCCTTGGTGACGGCCAGGTGCTCCTCGTCGGTCACCGAGGCAGTTCCGGGCGTCGTGCCCTTGGTCACCACCACGTTTTTCGGGTTGATGTGCTCGGTACGCAGCAGGCCTCCACGCATCACGGTGTGGGCCTCGTTGCTGGCCGAGCCGGCTTCCACCCCACGCACCGTGCCCAGCATAGACCGGGCCTGGTTGGTCACGTTGAGGTCCGCGAGCTTCATACTGACTTCGACCTCCTCCACGCGGCGCATTTCCGCGTGCGTTCCGCCGCCCAGGGCCGTCATGTCCGGCTGCTTGATCACGTTTTCCTTGTGCGTCAGCTCCAGCTCGAGAACGTTGCCGAGCGGCATCGGGATCTGCGTGGTCCCGCGCTCGCGAGCGTAGACTTGGCCCACCAGCGCGGTCGGCGAGAAGATGCGTTTGATGATCTGGGAAGAGGTGGTCATGGGTCAGTCCTTCAGGGTTGTGATGACGCCGGCAGCACGCAGCCACCGGGCGGTTTCGGGGTGCACCAGCAGCTCGGTGCCAGGGGGCTCTTTCTTGCCCTGGTGTTCGTGCTCGCGGTCCAGGACCACGCGCTCCAGGTCCGCGGCTGGCAGGGGCGCTGCCTGTGTCCTTTGCCGGGGTCTCATGACTTCCTCCATTCCGCCCAGTTGCGGGTCTTGAGGCGCAGGGCGGCGCTGTGGCACAGCACGCCCGCGAAGTACACCGGCCCGGCGCTCTCGACCTGCACGCCACGCTCATCGGCGACGCTTGAGCCCAGCAGGCCAGGCAGGCCCAGGGAGCCGTCCACGCGCACCGCATCGCGCATGCGCTCGACCAGGTCGTCGAAGATCAGCTCGCTGCTGATGGCGTCGCGGAAGGCAAGGTAGCCTCGCACCAGCCAGGTGTGCTCGTTCAGGACGCGTCCGTTGGCCGTGACCTCGGCCGTGGCTGTGCGCCGGATGTACCAGCCCCGGATGTGCGGGGCTGCGGCGAAGGCATCGGCGGCCGGGTCGGCGTGCGTGTAGAGGTAGGCCTTTTTAAAAGCCTCTTCGCCCTCCGCGAAGCGCTCGCAGGCGTGCACCACACCAACGGCGGGCACGGCCTGCAGGACGGCCTGCAACGCGGAGCGCGATGCGGCCAGGGTGTTCGGCATGCTCACAATGCGGTCCCTTCCAAATACTTCGCGACCTGGTCGGCCGCACGTTCGAACATCGCCACGATCTGCCCTTCCGTGGCCTGCGCAGCGCGCGCCATGGGGCGCTGCGCGGGGGTGCCCTCCTCGGCGATCTTTCGCGCGACCAGGAAGGCCACGCGCTTGACGTCCTTGGGCTCGCGGATGCCGAGCACAGCACGCACCCACGGCTCGATGGCGGCCACAGGCGGCATGTGGGGGCGCGTACCCAGCTCGACGAAGAGCGCCGACGGCTGGCTGCTGCCCACGATGCCCAGAACGCCCGCGGGCGTGCTTGCCACGTCGCTGGTGATGCTCGACGCCGTGAGGCCCGATGCACGCGGCAGGCGCTCCTGCCACTCGCGTTGCAGCAGCAGGGTGGCCTCGGTCATTGCGGACAGGAGCACCTGGTCGGTGTACTCGGGCGCCTCGCGCAGCCCGCGCTGGAACGACTGGAGCGAACCCATGTTGATCGACAGGTTCACAGCAGGCCCCGCCGCACCAGGCTGTGGCGCGGATTGCGCGACGGCCAGCTCACGACCGCCGCGGCTGCGGCGCCCGGTGCGCTGGAGGAGGCCCCGGCCTTGAAGGGGTCAGGCAATCCGACCCCGGCGAAGTACGCCGTGCGCAGCTCGCGCGCGCGGTCCGCGAACTGGCGCGCCCGGGATTCCGTCATGCTGGCGTCCGAGCCCATTGCGGCCTCGCGCTGCGCGCTGTAGTGGGTGGCGAGCTGGTGGCACAGCAGGTGCGCCGCGTACTGCGCCACCGGCAATCGGTGGCGGGCGGGGATGGTGTCGGCCGTCGCAGACAGCTCATGCTCCGCCATGATCGTCACGCGCACGACCGCGCCGGCCGGCACGTAGGTCGCTGCGAGGAGCTGCGTCCCGGACGGACCCAGGTAGGCAGACACGTCGACGAGCGACACAGGGTCGCGGCCGATGGGGTACTCGGCCGACTTGATCCAGGCGTGCTCCGTCCAGGCGGTGGGCTTGGGGCCGATCGAGTCGGGCAGCCAGGTCAAGTCCTCGGGCAGCGCGCGTGGGTGGTCGCTGCTGTACTGCAGCCGCGCAGCCTCCAGGGCACGCACGCGGGCTTCGGGCGCCAGGACGGAGCCTTGGTCGCGGGCGAGGTCGTCGAGCAGTGCGGTGATGTCGGCCAGGGCCATGAGGATCGGTGCTTGGGTGGTAGTCGGCGGGGTTGGCAAAGGCTCCGCTCGGGAGCAGCGCCTTTGCCAACCCGCCCCCGGGTGGGGCGGGTCGGAGTAAGGCCGATCAGGCCACTACGGACTTCGTGAACGCGCGGTAGTCGGTCACCGCGCCGCCGTAGATGTGGCGAATCTTGTAGGTCAGCTTGTCGGCCGCGAACATGGAGCCCACGGTAGGCGAGTCCTGCACGAACAGCTCGGGCTCTTCCCGGCCATCCAGGAAGCCCAGCTCGATGCCGGGAATGTCGGCCGGGTCGGCGGCGGTGCACCAGTCGTTCGCATCGGTCCAGTACCACACCGGGATGATGTTCATGACCAGCGACTGGATGAACGTCTTCTCGTTGTTGGTCGCGAGGCGGAACAGGTCCACGGCGGCTTCCTGCAGTTCCACCGGCACGACGAGCCGCGTGGGTGTGATGCCGATGCGATCATTGCTCGACAGCTCACTCTGCTTGAGCATCGCCAGCCGGTGGGCGCCCAAGGACGTCTTGTCCAGCGCCGCCGTGAACAGGTTGCCGTGGTCGGCGTGGAACAGCGCCTTGCCGTCGTAGATCGCCGGGTTCGCGCGCAGGAAGTCGAACACGAACTTGGCGAGCGTGCGCTTGGCGGCGCGCGAGAGCTTCGTGGGGATGCGGCGAACGGCGCCCACGTCGTCGTTCTTGATCATCTCGAGGGTCAGCTCCTCGGTGCCACCGCGCTTTTCGGCCTTGTACGTAGCCTCTTCGTCGGTGGGGCTCGTGAGCGGCAGGTAGTCGGCACCTTCCGCCACCTTTGGCAGATCGCCGTAGCCACCCCAGCGCGTGCGGTGCTGCACCCGGAAGTCGCTCACGGGCACGACATTGACCAGCTGGCGCCAGCCGTCAAAGTCCACCGCGGAGCGGTACTCGGCCAGCATGCGCCGGGTGATGCTGTCACCCAGCACCTGGTCCAGCGTATCGGAGCCGAGCGACTCGGCCAGGCGCGAGCGGTCGCAGTCGCGCACGCGGCCGGTGACCAGGCGGTCGCCCGTCATCTCGATGTAGCACTCCTTGATGGACTGCACCCGACCGTGATCCTTGTGCTTGGGGTCCCAGAACGCGTCGAGCATCTCCCGCATGGTCAGGCTGCGATCGCCCACCTGGATGGAGCCCTCGCCGAACAGCGGCACGCGCACGGCGCCGCTCTCGGTCATGCGGGCGATGTAGTCGCCCTCGGCCTTGATCATCTCGCCCACGGCGGCCTCGGTCAGCCGATCGGCGCCCGCGGTCGCGATCTGCGTCTGCAGGCGATCCTTGGCGACCTGCGGGAGCTTGGCCGCGGCGATGCGATCGCGCGCAGCGCCGCGCAGCTCGAACACTTGCAGATCGGCCCGCGTCAGTGGCGCGTCCTGCGCTCCTGCGACGCGGTGGGTACCGGGCTGCGGCACCAGGGGGCCGCACACGGCTTCGTAAAGCTGGGTCACTTCGTCGTCGGTGGCGGACTCCACGTTCACGGCGGCGTGCTTCACCGGGTCTTTGGCCTTGATGGCCTCCAGCATGCGTTGCTTCCAGAGAGGCATTGCGTTTCCTTGAAAGTTGATCGAATCGGTGGCGGCTTCTACGAGGCGATCCAGGCCGCCACCAGCGCCCGGCTCGACAATCAGATCGACGGAGTCCACCTTCAGGAACTTCACTGCCTCGCGCAGTTGCTCGGCACCCGCCTTTCGCGGCTTGGTGCGCGCGGTGGCGTCGATGGAAAGGCCCAGCAGGCTCTGCATGCCGCGCTTGACGGCCTCGGTCATCTTCATGACCGCGGCATCGCTGGGGTTGAGCGGCTTGAACGTGCCCACCAGAGCGCCCGTGTCGGGCGTCTGCCCTTCCACGAAGCGCACGCCGTAGATGCCGCCGATCAGGTTGCGGACGTCCTTGCCCTTGCCGGCGATGTGATCGGCGTCCGACTTGGCGAACACGCGTACGCCATCGAACATGGATGCGGCCTCGCGCAGGGTCGCATCCGGGTAGTAGTTGCGGTTGCCGCTGCGGCCTGCCCGGATCAGCGTGACCTCGATGGAGCCGTCCTTGGCTTCGCAGAACTGCGCGGTGACGTCCTGCGCCACAGCCTCGCGCACGGCCGCAGCGGTGGCCGGCGCCGCAGCGGGCGCTGATGCCGCACCCACGGGGTTGTATTCGGCGACCACCTCGGCCGCCTCACCCACGGCGACGGTGTTGTCCTGGGCGATGGTGTAGGGGTAGCTGTAGAGCCGTCCCTTGTAGCCGACCACGACGCGCTCGGGCCAGATGCCGCGCACGTCCACGTAGTAGTCGCTGTTGGCCGTCAGGCGCAGCTTGTCGCGCACAGCTTGGCGCACCAGGTCGATGAGCTGGCCGTACTCGGTCGTGACGGCCTCGGTGAGGCGCGCATAGCCGGTGCCGGCGGGCAGGAGCTTGATCATCGCGCCGCGGCTTCCGAGTCGAGGCTGGAGAGCTTCTGGCCGTCGCGCGTGACGACGACGACATAGGTGCCGTAGTCGCGGAAGGACAGCACCTCATCGGCTTTCACGGGCACGCGCTTTTCGCGCACCTGCGGGACGGGCTTTCCGTCTTCGCCCTTGGCCTCGACGCGCTCGACCACCTTGCGCTGTACGCGCTTGGCGGCCTCGGCGGAGGTCAGTTCTTTGAGTGCGGCCGGCTGCTCGGCCGGGCTCTTGGTATCGGACATGCATCACTCCATCCAGGTAGGCCGCACAGGCGCGGCGGCGGTGGAGTGACTGTGCCGGGGGGGCACCAAAAAACTAAGGCCGACATATGTCGGCCCACCTAGTTATTGATGCGAGTTCGTCTTTTTCCTCTTTTTCTCTTCCCTTTTCTCACGGTGACGCTCCGCGATCTGGAGCCCAAATGGGGGATTCGCTCGGATAATGTATTTCTCGAGCCCCCTTCCAACCGTCGATCTTGTCCAGTCGGGATCGGCCTCCACGAGATCAATGCTGTCGATTGGGTCGTAGCGACTGGGCACCCATCGAGTGAACTCAGCGACGACGAACACCGAGCGGGCGTCTAAGTTGAAGTTCACTTCTGAAGGGTTCATATAGTACTGATAGTTGCTCAACTCCTTGTGGTTGAGCAGCTTGTAGAACTTCGTTCTCCAGTATTCCTCTTGCTCAGCTTGCATTGTTTGAAATAGCTCTGTGCGAAGGGAGTCGGTTAGCTTCTCGGCGCGAAGCAGGTGTCGGGCGGCTATCAACCAAGATAGGCGGTCAGCTTTTGGAGGGGCATCCTCGGTTTCCCGTCCTTCGGCAAGTACGTCATAGGCCCACTGATACGAGCTGCAGATTTGCCCGAGGATCTTCTCGTCTCTATCGAGCTGCCGCTGCTCAAACTGCGCCTTTCGCGTGATATGAATACTGATCAACACGCCGCCAAAGGCTAAGCCAGCGAACAGAGCGTTGACGCCGCCGAAAAGATCACCTACCTGGCCTAGTTGTTCACAAGTGGCATCCGAAGGGCAAGCAAATTGTTTGGTCCACTGCACTCCGAATGCAGCCCACAACCACCAGAGTGCAAGCGCGAACGTCATGGTAAGAACCATCGCCAGGACCGGCTTGCCGATGTCTCTAGAAAACTTTTCCCAGTACTCTTTCATGACTCCCTCCATGTTCACCATGATTGTGAGTGATCCTGACCCTGCCCCTACCCTTTTAAACCCCCTTTAAATCGCCAGCCAAGGCCATGAACAGGGAATCCTTAGGGGGTTGCCGCAACCAGCCCGTTTAAACGGTTGTAGAGGGCCGCACACTACTCGACTCGCCGACCCGCGTTTTTCGCCGCCTGATCCAGCGCCGCCTTGCGGCCATCGAGCTGCAGCTCTCTCCGGGCGAAAGGCTTGGCTCCCGGCGTCAGCACCTGCCAACTCTTCATCCAGGGGATGGAGATACACCCGCAGTTGATCACCTGTTCCGCCGGCGCCTTGGGATCGTGTGGGCACGCCATCATGTCGAAGCCCCCGCGCGGGTTGGGCACCTTGAAATCCTTGCCGGCGTCGACGACCTGGCCGTCCATGAGGTCGTGGTTCCAGCGGCTGTGGATCTTGCCGCTGCGCCGCCACTGCTTGCCCAAGCCGGGCACCAGCGGCGCGGCTTGTGCCAGGCGCTCTTTGCCAGCCACGGCGAAGACCTGGCTGACGCTGGTGTGCACGATGGTGGTCGCCCGTCGGTCCGTCTCGGCGCCCAGGATCGACTGCACCGCCCTGATCGCCTCGAAGGGCGTCTGCGTGCCGATGGTCACCAGGCCGAGCTGGCGGCCGATCTTGGTGGTTGCCTCGGTTCCAACGTCCTTGAGCCGCAGCCGGCCGAAGGCCTGCATCTGCTTGAGTACGCCCACATCAAGGGCGGCCAGGCGCATCTCCACCGCGTGCCCGGCGGCACCGAGCGGCTTGTCCACCAGATCTTCGCCTTGGCGCCATCCATCCTGCATGCGCAGATCGAAGGCGGTCCCGGCACGGCCTGTGGCGGCCTGCAGGATGCCTTCGATCTGCCCAAGCAGGCGCTGGAGCTGCCACTGCTGCCAGTCGCTGGGCATGCCCGCGAGCACGCCGAGGATCTGCGCGCGGGCATCCGCCAGGGTCTGCACCACCTGCGTCTGCCCCGTCAGCAGCAGCTTGGCACGCTCGGCCAGGCGCTCGCGCAGGGCGGCCTCGAAGTTCTTCTGCTCGGGGGTCGCCATGGTGGTTAAAAGAGCCCGGCGGGCTCGGCCTGGTAGTCCCAGTTGTAGATGACAAGTTCGCCGCGCTCGACGCGGTTGGCGCCGCCGCCCACTGTGTAGTCGAGGGTCAGCGCCTCCATCGCGTACCCCGCGAAGCACTCGCGGATCGCCGGGTGATCGTTAATGCTGACGATGGCCTTGCCCTGGATCGCCTTGAGCTTGGCGGCCATCAGCTCGTACTGCGCCCACTCGAAGGGCACGCCATACCCTTCCGTTTCCCAATACGGGGGGTCTAAGTAGAAAAGGCTGTGGGGCCGGTCGTAGCGGTCGACGCATTCCGCCCAGTCGAGCTGCTCGATGTAGGTGCCACCCGCCAGGCGCAGATGCGCCGCCGACAGCGACTCCTCGATCCGCAGCAGGTTGATGGCCGGCGCCGTGGTGGCGGTGCCGAAGGTCTGGCCCGCCACCTTGCCCCCGAACGACTGCTGCTGCAGGTAGAAAAAACGCGCCGCGCGCTGTACGTCGGTCAGCGTCTCGGGCCGCGTTTCCTGCAGCCACCGGAACACCTGGCGCGAGGTCAAGGCCCATTTGAACTGCCGCACGAACTCCTCCAGGTGGTGTGTCACCACGCGGTAGAGGTTGACCAGGTCGCCGTTGACGTCGTTGAGCACCTCGACGTCCGCGGGGTTGCGCGCGAAGAACACCGCAGCGCCGCCCGCGAAGACTTCGACGTAGCACTTGTGCGCCGGGAAACGGCTCAGGAGGAGGTCTATCAGGCGGCGTTTGCCGCCGATCCAGGGGACGATAGGGGATGCCATGTTTGCAAGCCTTTTAGCTGTTTAAAAGTCTGGTAGGCTCAGCGCGCTCTCGCGAGAGTGGCGGGCCTTGCCGGCTTGCAGCCTGTTCTGCATGTTGGGGTTCTGGGGCGGTGTGACAGCACCGTTCCAGGGTCGCCCGTCTTTTTTCTATTCCTGGTCCTGGCCTTCGCCTTGGGCCTGTGCCGCCTGCGGATCTGCGCTTGGTCTGAAGACGTCCTCAGCAGCGCGGGCTCGCTTGCGGTCATCGCGCTCTTTTCGCGCCGACTCCAGTTCCGTCTTGGCGTCGAAGTCCTGGCCGAATCGCTGCGCCACGTCCGCCACGATCTTGAGTCCGGTCTCTTCCGTCAGCAGGCCGGCTTCGATCATCAAGATGACCGAAGAGGCCACCGACTGCATCGCGGCCGCGAACTTCGTGACGTCGCGATTGAGCAGTTCGGGGAAGACCGCCGTGACCTGCCATTCGTCGCTGGCCCAGTCGGGTGTCTCGCCGCGGGCCTGAGCTTTGCACCACAGCACGTAGCGGCCGATCTCTTCGAGCATCAGCTTGAGCACGCTCTGCCGCATGCTGTACATCTTGAAGGTGGGCTCGCCCATCTCCGTGGCCGCTGCGCGGTTCACATCCCCACCCCCGCCGAACCAGTGTTCCGGCGTGGTGCTGCCTCCCAGCACATGGTTGCGCAGCAGCCGCGCGCTCTGGGTGGTGTCCGCTGCCTGCAGATCGGGCGTCTTGGCCTCCAGCTTGACCGTGTCGTTGTGGACGAACGTGCTGTTGGGGCCGGGCGGAACGAACGTCTTCTCGAACTTCGTGACAGCCGCCTCGTCGGCGCCGGTCATCGTCACATCCCACACAAACGAGCGCAGATATCCGATGCGATCCAGCTCGCTGAAGAGGAAGTCGTCATAGGCGTCCAGCCAGTCCATCTGGCCCAGCAGATCGCTGCGGCCTCGGCTGCCGCTGGGCAGCTTGTTGACCTGGTAGAGCAGGCAGTCGCCGTCCGCGAAGTCCTCGGCTCTGATGCGCACAGTGTTGGCGTCGAAGAGCTTGTCGTCGTCGCCGAGCACGATGACGCGGTACTTGTACACGCGGCCACGGCTGTCTCGCTTGGTGACCACGCCGATGGGCTGCTCGGGATTCGCGGGGTCGTTGACCACGGTAGCGATCTGGCGCGGGTCCAGGTACCCGAGGCGGACGAAGCCGTCACCATCGCGCACATGGGCGATGTAGCACTGCTCACCGTGCAGGCTGTAGGCCCGCACGCGCGACTGCAGCTTGAGCGGCCAGTTGTTGATGGGGTCCGACCAGAAGGCATTGAGCAGCTTCTGGTGCTCCTGGTCCTTGCACTGGAGCGTGACCCCCTCGGCGAGCAGGTAGGCCAGCGGCAGCTCCACCAGGCGGTTGGCGAGCAGGTTGCTCTGCCACAGGTACTCGGCGAGCTTCTGCATGCGGTCCTGTGCCATGGGCGCCAGGTCGCGGTCGTTCATGCTCGCGAGGTCACCACCAAGGCGCCGCCAGTGATCGCCATCGCCCTGGCCCTGGGCAGATGCCGCCTCACGCACCGGGCTCGTGGCTTCGGGCGCAGCCGTGGCCACGGGCTCGAGCTGCGCGCCGGCCCATGCTTTAAATCGGTCCCACATGCGCATGCTCAGGCCTCCGCATCCTGCTCTGCGCCCACCAGCGCGAGCGCCAACTGGCCGTGGTCGTTGTGGTGCAGAACCACCTCGCGCAGCTTGGCTGCGGCCAGCTCCACACCTTGGCGGTCGGCTTCGGGCAGGCCCGCGATAGCGCCGCGGATGAGCAGGAGGGCATGTTGGGCTTCGGTCATCATCGTTGCTTTCTGAACATGCGCGCCGCCTGGCGCGCGAAGCGCTCTCGCGCGGATTGGGGTTGGTGGGAGCTGCCGCCCTGAGCTGCTGCGGCAACGCCGCCGGTCACGGCCAGCATCCAGAGCATCTGGACCATGTCGGGGCCGTCGTCGTGATCCGCTTTCGGGAAATGGCGGAATTGGTCGATCAGCGTGGTCTGGCTGGAGTGCAAGCGGATCAGCCCGTTGTGCATGTGCGGCTGCAGGCTCTCGATGCGCAGCAGCTTGTCGGCGATGGGAATGAGTCCCCGCGCCGGTACGGGCACCCCAGCCTCCGCGCTGCGCTTGACCAGCTCGGTGCGGAGAAACTCCTGAAACTGCACCGTCTCGACGCCCCACACAATGCAGCCGTACTCGCTCTGCAGCTCGATGAGGTCGCTGATGATGCGGTCGGGCGTGCGCTTCTTGATGCGGGCCTCGACCACGTCGAGGATGCCCAGCGCGCGTTGGTATCCGCCAACACCGAGAGCGCTGGGGTCGCGGCTGTTTCCCGCCCGGCCCAGGCTGGGGTCGCAAGCGCCGTAGAAGATCCACTCGGCCAAGCGGTTGACCCAAAAGCGAATACTGTTCGCGAAAGGCGCATCTTCGCCCGCCACCGGATCGTTCTGCTGCTCCGAGTCGAATGCCGCATGGCCTTCACGCGCGCGGCGGATCATCAGCTTGACCAGCGGGCGCAGAGCGGGCCAGCTCACCACTGCGCCCTTGTCCATCTCCGCCTGGTGCTGGCGGTACAGCGCCATGGCCTCGGCCTCGCCGCGCTGCGGCGTGTCGGCCCCCAGCAGCAGTCCCTCGAACTGCTCCCACAGGTGCATGTTCTCCGGCCAATTGATGATGGCCTTGAACACCTTCTTGTTCCAGAGCGGGTTCTTTAAAAATCGCGCGAGCACCGAGTCGTAGTGCAGCACCGTACCGACGAGGATGGCGTGCATCGAATCGTCCGGCGGCCCCAGGTTGAGGACGCTCGCGGTGACGAACTTCTGCAGCTTGTCGCGCTGGGCCGGCGTGGTGACGTTCTCATCGTTTTCGATGTCATCCATCACCGCAAGGTCAGGGCGATGCGCTCCATGACGGCGACCTCGGATCTTCTTGGCCGAGCCGAAGGCTTCCACCTTGCGGCCGTTGCGCGTGACGATGACGCCCGCACGCCAGACGCGTCCCTGGCCGCACGCCTCGGGGAAGTCTCCCGCGATGCGCGGGTTCGCCTCCAGCTCCGCTTTGATGGCCTCCAGCATCTCCGCTGCCTGCTCGAAGGCGTCCATCACGATGATCGGATACCAGAGCTTTTCCGTGACCACGCACCAAGCCACAAAGCTCATGCTGATCTTCGTGGACTTCGCCTCGCCGCGGGGTGCGGCCAGTGCATCGCGCTGGCCCGACTTGCTCGCGATGATCTCGGGCAGTCGCTTGTAGAGGTAGAGGTGCAGCGCACTGGGCTCGGCGCGGCCGTAGTGAGGGAAGTAGTTGCGGTCCCAATACTCGTAGCCACTCACAGGGTCGCAGACCTTGCGGCGACGCTCGGCGATGGCCTCGGGGCTCATGTCCCAGCCGTCGAGGTTGGCGTCGATTTGGCGGCGCAGGCCATCGGCGAGCGAGGCCAGGTCGGCCAAGAATTGCTTGGGACTCTTCGCCATGTCAGCGCACCTTCGCGAGTTCTTCCCCGAAGGGTTCCAGCATCTCAGCTACCGCCTGCAGGTGCTGCGGGAACCGGGCCTGCGCGAACGTGACGAAGCGCTGCAGCACGTCGATCTGCACGGCCTGGCGGTCGAGGTCGGGCGCGAGGCGTTTGAAGGAGGCCATGGTCTTGTTGAACGAGTCAGACATGCTCGCGAGCGTCTCCGCCCGATCCCGCGCGCTCATGCCAGTGGCCTCGCGCAGCTGATCCATGGTGGCTTGGTGCTGCACCAGGTAGTCCTCCAGCAGCTTCTTCGACAACGACGCGAAGTTGTCGTCGCCCAGGGCCATGGCGGCGCGCACGGTGTCCCAATCGTCGCCTTTCTCGAGCGCCTCAGCCTTCCAGCGGTTTGCGGTGCTGCGCGGCACGCCCAGCTTCTTGCAGGCCGCCTCCATCGGCAGGCGCTGGTAGGTGTACAGCCCCCGTAGTTGGGTGCGTTTCTCCTGCGCGTGTGCCATTACTGACCCAGCCCCCCGCGGCCCAGCCACTGCTTCAACCCTTCGATCGCGAGCGCAACGCCGATGGACACGGCCGAGCCGCTAACAGCACCGGCAATCGCCGCCTTTTGCTCGACGACGCGCAGGCGCGCGTCGATCGCTACGTGGCGCTCCTCCTGCCGCTCTTCGGCGCGGTCCATCCGCAGTTCGTTGGCCTTGTGGCGCTCCTGCTGGCGGGCCTCCGACTGCTCCATGCGCTGTTCGTTGGAGCGGTGTCGCTCCTCCTGGCTCGCCTCCATGCGATCCATCCGGCGGGTCTGCTGATCCAGGCTGGTCTGCAGCGACTGCACCATGCCGTGGATCTGGCCGAGCAGCAACAGCTCCTGTTTCCTGTCGTCGGGCTTCGTGGGATCGCTCATTGGGGGCGGCTTTCTGGTGTGGATTGGATGAAGTCGATCAAGGCGCGGTAACGCTGCCGGTCGTCGGCGCAGCTGCGCGCGTTGGCGCGGTGGTTGGCCCAGGCGTCGTCGAGCGTGAGGCCGGAGTCCTCGGCACAAGCAGGACCGGCTCCCTCGGTGGCTGCAGTAGCGCCGCAGGCACCTGCAGGCGCGTCCGTGCTGGTGAGGGCGCCGTTCCACACCCGGACAGCAGCCAGGGTGAGATGAGGCACAGCAGCATCGGGAGGAGCAGGTAGCGGCACCCCCCCCGAGGGCGCGGCAGGCGCAGGGGCTGCGGGGCTGCTGACTGCACCGGCAGCGCCTGCAGGCGCAGGCCGATACACCACGAGCGGAGTGCGCTTAAGCAGCGCCTGGTAGCGGAGGTCGAGGGCGTCATAGCGGTCTGCCTGGTCACGGTGGTCTTGGAGATAGGTGGACGTGGCGGTGTCGGCTCGACGGGTTTCCGCATCGAGCGCCTTCTGTGCGGCCTCATCGTCTCGGGCCTTGCGCGCAGCCCACGCGTTGTCAGCGGCCTTGTGGCCCCAGCGGTAGCCCGCGCCGATGAGAGCCAGCGCGAGGATCAGGGCGATCAGGAGGCGGTTTGCCATGGCATCGACCTCAGTGCGGCAGTTGCCCGACCGCCCACATGGCGGCCAGGCCGAGCGCGCAGGCCCCGATGACGAGTGCCCCGGCGATGGCCCGCAGCGTGCGCATCACGGCGGCCCTCACTGCTGCGCCTCCATGCACTTCTTGTGGCGCTCGAGCTGGCGCGTCCACACCCCGCGGCACACCTTGTTGCCGGGCGTCGAGCAATCAAATTCCCAGCGGATCGGGCGGCCTTGGGCGCCCTGTTTGCTCACGACCCAGCCGGGGCCTTCCTTGCGCGAGCTGGTGAGCTTTCGGTATGCGAGCAGCTCGTCGCAGGCCTGCACGTAGTTGCCCGCGAGCAGCTCGCGGCGCATGCCCGACGCGCGCCACGCCGCGGAGCCGTACTGGTAGACCCAGTCCATGTAGACGTCGTATTCGGCCTGGTAGAGAGCCACGTCCGGCAGCGATGCGCGGAAGGCCTGCTCGTCGCGGCTGATGTGCGCCTGCGTCTTGATGAGGGCACGCACGGGCGTGGTCGTGTCGCCCGGCTTCACGGGAGAGCCATCTTCATGGAACGTGCTCCCGAACCCCACGGTGGGCCGATCGCCCTGCGTGGGGACGATGGCTTTTTCTGTGTAGCTTTCGTGCGTGACGATGCCGACCAGGCCAGCGCCTGACAGCGTGAGCAGCGCTACGAGCTGGCGGCCGGAGATGCGCCCGAAAAGGCGACGACGAGAGCGGAAATGCATGCTGCGACTGTCGCGGCAAGATTCCAAAAAACTAAGGCCGACATAGGTCGGCCCGAGCACTCGATATGGAGCGGACTACCTTATCACGGCCCGAACCTGGACGACAAGTCTGCGGCCAATCGCATCCCCGCCGCGATCGTAGGCATGCGCGTCAAGCAGGGCATCCCGCACGCCCGCGCTTGTAGATCTCCATCGCTGCAGAGGCTTCATCGAAGTCACTCTGTGCCAGGGTGCTACCCAGGTTGAGTTCGTTGCGCATGAACGTGAGAAAGCCTTTCTCCGTGCTGCTCATGCTGCGCAGCAAACCCGCTTTCCCAGCATCCAAGCAAGGGGGCACGGTGACCCCTTCGGTTTCGCGCTTGATGGCCTGCAGCGTGGCTACTGGCCCGGAGAGCGCGATGCGGCCGGTTGTCGATGCGACCTTCACCGCATCGTCCCAGCGGGCGACCAACGTGTCCATGGCCTTCAGTGACGAGGCTAGCGCATCTTTCTGCGCTTGCTCCTGTGCTTTACGTTGCTCCAGCACCTTTCGCTCCTCGTCGACTCGTGCCTGCTGGGCTCGCTTTGCCGCAGCCTCCTGCGCCTGCTGCGCGGCCAACCGCTCCCGGCTTCGGTGCTCGCTGTAGCGCCATGCGCCAATCACTGCTACCGCCAGTGCCAGCAGCACCACCCAGACCACATACCCTCTCTGTGCATCCCGTTTCATTTTTCCCTCTCTTTAAAAAAGCTCTCCCGTGTACCGACATGCGGCTGGCGTTCCTTCTTAGTTGAAGGTCACGCCGCCCCACCTGACACGACCCAACACCGCGAAGTCTCGCTCGGTTTCCTCGGTGCCAGTGACTTCGAAGGGCGCGTAGTCCTGATTGGCGCTGCTCACGCGTAAGACCTTGCCAGGCAGGCGCTGCACGAACTTCAGCATCAAGGCTCCGTCAAGCCGAATCGCGTGAATTCCCTCCGCGCCGACATCGTTTGCACGCCGATCAAGCAGGGTGGTATCGCGTGATCGCAGGTAGGGCTCCATCGAGTTGCCCACCACAGACACCAGCGCGAGGTCGTCGTGGGAGATGCCCAGCTCCTGACGAATGAACTTGGCGTCGAACGGTCTCATGGCGAGCACCGTCTCGACATCAGCGAACACGCCATGGCCGGCCGAGAGCTGCACATCGAAGTGCGGCACGAAGACATAGCTTCCCACTTCGACCGCGCGAATGTTCTTCGGCACGCTGGGGGTGGGCTCCTCCCCCGTCAGCAGCCATTGGACTTGGCACCCTCCGACCTCCGCCATGCGCAAAAGTACGAATGCGTCGGGGACCGTGAGCCCGCGCTCGAATTTGCCGATGGTGTTGACGTGCAGTTCGAGGCGCCGTGCGAAATCTTCGCGCGTCAGAGTGCCGCGGCACTTGCGGATGCGATCCCCAAGTGCCGACGCGTAGGTATCCCGCACCTCATCAGAAGGGTGAGGCGCTGCACTTTTTAGTGTGTCCATGGACACATTAAAACATGCAGCCATGACGCGGCGAAGCACCTAAATCAATCCCGGGTCTGCGGCAAGCATTTTTAGATGTGTCCCATGCACCTCTAGGTGTACTTGAAAGGTTGCCGAGAACACATATTTGTGTTCATAATCATGGCCATGGACACACAAAAATGTATGCAACCGAAGGACTGGCACCCAGCCGACGTAAAGGCTGCACTCGAAAAGAAGGGTGTGAGTCTTCGGAAACTGGCAAGAACCCACGGCTACTCCCACTTTCAGCGCGTGCTGACGACCCATTGGTGGGCGGCCGAACAGATCGTCGCTGCTGCTCTGGGCTTGCGCGCCGAGGAGATTTGGCCGAGCCGGTATGAGGTGTCTAGGGAGAGAGCGAAGAATCGGACATCCAAGATCTCCGTGAGCCGCAACGGGCGCATTCGGGCTGCGGGGGTGCAGGCATGACCTGGCTGACCGCCCGCGAACTTGCCGGCCTGCCCGGCATGCCCACGTCCGAACGCCGTACCCGGGACAAGCTGGTCGCGCTCGGAGCGTCCTCTCGCCCACGCCCTGGCAGCGCAGGCGGCGGCGGCCTCGAATACGACCCGTCCGGCCTTCCGGCAGAAACTCGCGCAGCCCTGGCCGCGCGCGTCATCAGCACCAGCGGCAGCCAAGCCCTGGCCCTGGTGGAGCCGGCACCTTTGGTTTCCTTCGCGCCGCCCGCTCCTCCGCCCGTACCGCTCGCACCGCTGCCCGCCCCGGCCCCTGGCCGGCGCCCGCCCAGCGACCACGACAAGGCTTGCGCCGATGCACGCATGGTGCTGATCAACCAGGTGCTCGAACTGGAAGCCATCCACGGCGTCAAAAAGGCCTGCGCCATCCTGGCGTTGCGCCTGGCGAGCGGCGAGGCTCCGAAGGAACTGCAGGCCACCGCCCGCGCCGCAAGCCAGCGTGCCCGCGGCGACCTGGTCAGCGCCCGGACGCTGGAGCGCTACCTGTCCATCTACCGTGCCGAGGGCTGGTGGGGACTACTGCCTGCGCCCGCGTCCGCCGCAGCCTCCACCCATGTCGACCAGGACGTCGCCGCAGTGCTGGGCCTGTACCACTCCCGCGACGCGCGCTTCCGCAAGCTGAGCGGCGCGGCCAAGGAAGTTACCCGCCAGCTCGGACGCGAGTTCGATACCTGGCGCGCGCTCTACGCCCGTGCACGTCGCGCACTGGACAAGCTGGGCACGTCGCCTGAGGCGAGCGTGGCGCTCATCAAGGCCCGCCACAGCGGCAGCGAGCGCGACGTGCGGCTGCCCTTCAAAAAGCGCGACACCAGCAGCCTATCGCCTCTGGATGTGTTCGTCATGGACGGCCACCAATTCAAGGCGAAAGTACGCCACCCCGACCATGGCTCTCCCTTCGCCCCTGAACTGACGCTCGTCCTGGACGCCGCCACCCGGCGGATCATGGGCTGGTCTGTGTCCCTCTCCGAGAATGTGCTCGCCGTGGGCGACGCGCTGCGGCACGCCATCGCGCAGCACGGCATCCCTGCAGTGCTCTACACCGACAACGGCAGCGGCGAAACCGCCAAGGCCATGGACTGCCCCGTCGACGGCTTCACCAAGCGCCTGGGCATTGACCACCGCACAGGCATCCCAGGCAAGCCGCAGGCCCGCGGGATCATCGAGCGTTCGTGGCAGACCCATGCCATCAACGCCGCACGCAAGTTCGGCAGCTTCCAAGGCTCCGACGTCGACGGCGGCGAGTTTCGCAAGGTCGCGGCCGAGTTGGCGAAGGAGCAGCGCGCCCTGCGCCGGGCGCAAGAAACGGGCGAGGTCGTTCGCCTCTCGACCAAGTGCCCGACCTGGGCGCAATTCATCGACGAGATCGAGCGCATGGTGGCCGAGTACAACGGCCAGCACCGCCACCGCAGCCTGCCCAAGCGGCCGGACGGCAAGCACATGACGCCCGACGAGTCCTGGGCGGCGAAGTTCGACGCGAGCCTGCAGCACAAGCCCTCGCAGGTGGAGCTGCGCGAGCTGTTCATGCCCGCGGTCCTGCGCACCGCCAAGCGCGGCCAGGTCACGCTGTTCAATCAGGAGTACCAGGCGCCCGAGCTGATGCGCCGTGACGTCGACGGCCGCGAGGTCAGCGTCCGCTACGACATCCACGATCCGATGTGGGTGCGCATCTACAGCCTGGACGGCGAGTACATCTGCGACGCGCAGTGGCAGGCCAACCGCATCGACTTCATGCCCAAGGCGGTCGTGCAGATCGCCCGGGAGAAGCGCGTCGCCGCGACGGTCAAGCGCCGCGAGCAGCAGATCGAAACCGCATTGCGCGAGCTGGGCACCATCGTCCAGCCCGCCCCCCTTTCCCTGCCGGAGCCGAGCGCGCCATTCGTGGTCGTGCCCTCCATCCCGGAGGCCTCTCCCTCCCTCTCCTCCCTCCCTTCCTCCGGGGTCGAGGTCGCGCAAGCGGCTTCGGGCAGGCCTTTCTTCGACTCATTGGGCGAGCGCTACGAGTGGCTCATGGGCCACCGCGACGCCTGGGACGAGAGCGACAGGCGCTGGGTGCAGGACTACGTCGCCAGCGACGACTACGAGTCCCTGGCCGACTACTACGAGGGGCGCGGGCTTGGATGGCCACGCGATCCACAGCAGGTTTTTAAAGGCGCTCTGTGAGTCCCGCGTAAGCCGGTCGCAGAGCAGCAGACAGCAGATCAACGAAGAGGAATCACTCCATGAAGACAGGGTTCGTCAAAACGGAAAATTTCCGCCGCCTGGCCGAGGCGCAGAAGCTGGTGGAGCGCCGCGGCGCGCGCGAAGCGGGCCTGGTGCTGGTCAAGGGGCCGTATGGAATCGGCAAGTCCGAGCTGACGGAGCGCTGGGCCACCGACAGCGGCTGGATCTTCGTCCGCGCCAAGGCGACGTGGACGAAGCGCGCGATGCTCGATGAGCTGGCCGACCTGATGGGCGTGTCCAAGACGGGCCGCAACCAGGAAGTGCAGGCCCGCATCATCGGCAAGCTGGCCGTGGACATGGTCCCCATGATCATCGACGAGGCCGACTTCCTGGTCGGCTCCACCGCCTCCCTGCTGGAGGTGGTGCGCGACATCACGGACATCACCGGCACCATGTGCTTCCTGGTGGGCATGGAGCAATTCGCCCTCAAGGTCGCCCGCCACGGCCACATCGCCAGCCGCGTCGCCAAGGTGGTCGAGCTGCAGCCGCTGTCGCTCGCGGACGTCAAGGCCACGGTCACCGCCAAGAGCACGGTCGCCATCGACGATGCCGTACTGCCGATCATCCTGGAGCAGAGCGCCGGCCGCATGCGCCTGGTGCTCGGCGCGATCGCCAACCTCGAAGCCTGGGCCGATGCCAACCGCTGGGAGCGCATCACGCTCGAGCACGTGGCGCGGCGCGCGCTGTGCACCGAATTCAGCGGCAAGAGCCTGGGCCGCCGCGCGCCCACGCTGGGAGGTGACGCAGCATGACCCACCTCTGGCTTTGCCGAGACGCACTCGTCGCGCTGGGCCAGCATCTGGCCCGCCGGCCGCGCGCCTTCACGGTCGCCGAGCTGGTCGAATGGACGCCGACCCTCGAGACCAAAACGGGCCACCGTGCCTGCCAACTGCTGCAGACCGCCGGGATGATCCAGCCCGCGCCGCCCGCCGCGGGCGACACGCGCGCCAACCAGAACCCAGCGCGCCCCGCGGCCTGGGAGCTGACGGCAGCGGGTCGCGAAGCAGCCCGCGCCGCCCACATGGAGGCGACGTCCAAGAAGCGCGCCGAGACGATGGCGGCGATCAACCGCCGGCCACGCACCGACGCGCTGCCCGCGCGGCTCTGGACCGTGCTGCGCGCGCGCACCACCCTCACCGCCGATGAGGCCGCTGGGGTGCTGGGCGACGCCGGGGCCGACCTCCGGCCGCTCAAGAAGGCGATCGGCAAGCTGCTCTCGGCCTGGCATGCCGTGGCGCCCGACCTGGTCAAGGTCGGCGCGAGGCGCGTGGGCAGGGCCTACCAGTACGTGCTGGTGGGCAGCGCCGGAAGGTTTCCGCCGGAAGTCCACACGCCAGAAGCCGCCGAGCGCATCCGCGCGCATTCCGCGGCCAAGGCAGAGGCCAAGGCGAAGGCTGAGGAGGCGCATGCATGACCGAGCGCCCCTACATGCAGGAGCCCTGGTACGCGCTGCTCATGTCGAGGTGCGCGGGCGGCGTGACGCGCACGCTGATCGCCAAGCAGCTCGGGCTCTCCAGCACCACGCTGTCGATGGTCATCAACGGCACCGGCCCTTACGGCGACGGCCGGGCCAGCACCGCGAAGGTGGCGGATCGGATCGTGCATACGTTCGGCCGCTACGCCTGCCCTCACCTCACCGAGCAGGCCGGCGAGAGCCGGGTCATCACCGCCGAAGAGTGCCGCGCGTTCGCCCACTGCGACCCGCCCACCGGCCGGCCCCGTGCCATGCAGCACTGGCAGGCCTGCCGTAAGTGCCCGCACGCCGCTGCGAGTGCCCCGCCCATCGAGCGCGCCCCTTCGCCGCGCAAGGTGATCCCGATTCAACCCCAGGAGGCATCTGATGTCGCTTTTTAAATCCATGCGTGAGCGGTGGCTCATGCGCCGCTACCTTCGCACCCGCGTGCTGATGCAGCGCGAACGCGCCCTGCACAACATGCACATGGCACAGCTTCGCGCCGAGCGGGATGCACTGGCCCTGCAGATCGGGAAGCGCACCGCGGAGGCCACACGATGAGCCACGCCCTCGCCCTCCAACTGCCAGCGCCCGAGCAGGCCTACCAGCGCCCGCCGCTACGCTGGATCATCCGCCGCGCGCGTCGCATCCAGCGCGCCTACGGGGTGACCCGCCGGCTGGCGATCTTCGACGCGCGACGCGACTACTGCGACTTCGTCGGCCTGAGCCACAAGCACCTGCTGCAGCTCGTTCGAGGAGGCACCCATGTCTAAGGGACTCACCCGCGATACGGCGCAGCTCTGGAACTTCCTGCGCGCCGACAAGGGCTGGTGGAGCGTGCTGCGCCTGACCGGCCACTGGGCGCCGACATTCACCGAGCGCGAGATCGAGGAGCACATGGAGACGCTGTCCCGCGGCGTCTTCGTGGTCTCCAAATACACCGAGCGCATGGGCACCGTCTATGCCGTCACCCCGGCCTGCCGCCTGCTGCCAGGCACGGATGCACCCGCCCCGATGCCGCAGCCGCCCAGCACCGACACCGAGCTGGTGCCGCCTCCGCGCCGCGACGTGATGAGCACGGTTTACCGGCCCACGCCGACCAACTACCGCCCTGGCGCCCTGGACCACCAGCGCCACCCCAGCCTGATCGGCGACAGGCGTTTCACCCACAGGAGCCCGAAAGCATGAGCACCGACCAATCCCGCCCCGCGATGTCTGATGCCGAGAAGGTCGAGGCCGTCGAAGCGCTCTCGAAGCAACTGCTGTCCTGCGCTCTGCAGGCGACCAATGCAGGGGTGGCTCTCGACGCGCTCGTGACCGCCTACATCAACTGCGCCTCCCACCTGGGGCTGCTCGATCAGGTTCCTGTCGCAGCTGCCGCAATGAGCGAAGCATCCATCCACATCCTCAACGTGCAGCGCCAACTCGGCCAGGGGCGCATGGGCACGGCCATCCATTGAAAGGACTTTTTCATGACCGAAGAAACCATCACCATCCCCAAGGGCTACTGGGCTGACGCCGATGGCGCGCTCATTCCCGTTTCGAAGATCAAGGACATCGACAAGGACCGCCACCGCACGGTGTCCGACCTGTGCGAAGCCGCGAAGAAGCAGCGCGACGAGCTGATCTCGTTCAAGTCGGCCGCGATGCTGGAGCTGGCGGACTTCATCGACCGCAGCCTGGCCGAGTACGACGTGAAGACCGGCGGCAAGAAGGGCAACGTCACGCTCTTTTCGTTCGATGGCCGCTACAAGGTGGTGCGCCAGGTGCAGGACACGCTGATGTTCGACGAGCGCCTCATGGCGGCCAAGGTGCTGATCGATGAATGCATCCAGGGCTGGAGCAAGGGCTCCAACGCGAACATCAAGGTGCTGGTCAACGACGCGTTCCAAGTCGACCAGCAGGGCAAGATCAACAAGGATCGCGTGCTCGGCCTGCGGCGGCTGAAGATCGAAGACGAGACGTGGCGCCGCGCCATGGACGCGATCAGCGACAGCATCAAGGTCGCCAGCTCCAAGCCCTATATCCGCTTCTACGAGCGCGATGCGTCGGGCGCCTACCGCCCCATCGTCCTCGACGTGGCGGCGCTCTGAGGGGGCAGCATGCATTTCGCTGAAATTTTCGGCGCTGCGTTCGGCCTGGCCGGCACCGTGCTGCTCGCGCTGCGCGGGCGGTGGGCCGGCTGGGGCTTCGTGGCCTACCTGGGCAGCAACGTCTCATGGCTGGTGTTCAGCCACGGCTTTGCGCACTGGGCCATGTTCGTCCAGTACCTGGGCTTCACGCTCACCTCGCTCCTCGGCATCTGGACCTGGATCGTGCACCCGTTCCTGCGCCGAGAGGAGACGGCCGAGGAGCGCACCGCCGCTCGGTCTCGCCGCGCCGCCGCGTACATCGACCACGCGCTGTGGGAAGACTCCCGCGTGCTCGACCAGCGCACGGACAAGCCGCGTGATGTGGTGGTGGTGTCGCGCGCTGCTCTGCATGCCATCTACGTGCAGGGCGAAGAGCAGGGCCGAGCGCTCGAGCGCGATCGGCAGGCAGGGGGTACGCGATGACGCGCGACGAAGCACTCAAGAAAATTAAAAAGTGCCTGGCGCTGGGCCGCAGCGCGAACGAGCACGAAGCGGCTGCGGCGCTGCGCCAAGCGCAAAAGCTCATGGAGCAGTTCGATCTGCGCGAGCAGGACATCTCCCTTGCGGACGTGAGCGAAGTGAAGGTGAAGGCCTGTTCCACCGCTGCCAACGCGTGGGAGCTGAGTCTGGTGGGCATGGTGGCAGACGCCTTCGGCTGCGAGCAGTTCGGCCATCTGGAGGGCCGCTACAACAGCGCAGGCAACTTCGTCCGCACGCGTCACTGGGTATTCGTCGGCATCGACGCCGCACCAACCGTGGCGGGCTACGCCTGTGAGGTGCTGCTGCGCCAGTGCGCTCGTGCCCGCCTGGCGCACATCGCCAAGCAGCCGAAGAACTGCAAGCCCATCACCAAGACAGCACGCGGCGACGCGTTCGCCTTGGGCTGGGTGGCCGCGGTGCGGGACAAGGTCAGTGCCTTCGCACGCCCTGCCGCCAATGAGGCCCTGCTGCTGGCCTACATCGAGCGCGAGCACGGCGAGCTGAAGCCGGGCAAGGTGCGCAACGTGACCAAGCGCCGCAAGGTGGACGGCCACCTGGCCGCGGGCTGGCGCGAAGGCCGCGACGCCAAGCTCCACCACGCTGTCGGCGGCGAGCCGGCAAGAGGGCTGCTGTCATGAGCGCACCCACCAAGAAGCAACTGGCCTCGCGCCACATTCGCCGCCTGCGCACGATGCGTGAGCAGATTCTCGACATGTCCCGTCAGTGGGAAGACCTCGATCAGTTCTGCGTCAACGAGCTGCAGGCCCTGGCAGACGCCGCGGAGGCCACCGCAGTAACCCTGCTGGATGACGATTCTTCGAAGGAGCTGTGATGAGCCGCACGCCCCCAAAACCCGTGCCCATGGCCTGCCTGACCATCGGCTACAACCACTACCTGCTACCAGCCGCGAAGGCGATCAAGGCCGCGGAAATCTTGCAGGACGCCTTCGACTGCGAGCACCACTACGACGACGGGGATTTCGTCTACGAAGTTGCCTCGACACAGCCGCGCGTGTCGTTCGCGCTGGTGCGCGCCAACCAGCTGCGCATGCCGCCGGGCGGGCTCATGCCCGACCCCAGCAAGCCCCTCCGGCTGCCGAGGTCGTGATGCCCTTTTACCGCCTGAAGACCGGCCTGGTGCATGTGCGGGGCACGAAGCTCCCACCGCCCTGCAGCGCGCGAGTGCTGGTGAAGGGCGAGCAGGTGCATTGCATGGCGCCCAGCGAATACCTGTGCGACGGCCCCAGCGCCGTCGAACCTCGCAGCACCTGCGACGCGGCGCTGTGCGAAGCCCATGCACACCGCATCGCCATCAACCGCCACCACTGCCCATCCTGCCACCTGGCGACCGGGCAGCGCAGCCTGTTCTCCTCCCTCGTTTAAAGCCATGGCACGCACCTTCGCATCCCACACGAACCGGCCCGCCGTGGAGGCCCAGCGCAAGCGCGACCTGGGCCTGATCCACCAGGGCAAGTCGGCACTGCATTGGTCCGACGACGACTACCGCTACCACCTCAAGCAGCTCACTGGCAAGACCAGCTCGAAAGACCTGGACCACGCCGCGCGCCGGAAGGTGCTGGCGCACATGGAGACGCTCGGCTTCAAGCCCAAGAGCACGTTCAAGCCTTTCGACCAGGCCGCGAAGATTCGATGGCTCTGGCGCAAGCTCGCCGAGGCCGGCGGCGTGCGCGATGCCAGCGACGCGGCGCTGCTGGCGTTCGTCGGGCGCACTGCGGGCATGGGCGTCGCCGATCTGAAGTTCCTTCCGGTCGCTCAGGCATCCACGGTGATCGAAGCGCTCAAGGCCTGGCTGGACCGCGCCAAACACGCACAGGGAGCCCCCCATGTCTGAGGTGCTCGACATCTTTTTCCGCTGGACCGGCATCACGTTCTGGTGCCTGGCCGTGGGCCTGCCTTCGTTGGCGTTTCTCCGCGCGCTCGCCGACCTGGTCGATTACCTGCGTTGGCTGCGCCACATCCACGGCCGTGAGCGAGCGAGCTGGCGTGCACTCGCGGGCATTGGCTGGCGCAGTCGCAGCGACTTCCTGCCCTTCGGGCGTTCGTTCACTTCCACTTCCATCGGACGTTTTTCCTGGCATGGCCTGCGCGACTGGCGCGAAGAAAGGAATTTTTAAATGGCCCACACTCACCCCACCGCTGCATCAACGGCACCCCAATCAGAAGCTCTGCGTTGCGCCGAATGGCTGGAACATATCGCCCAGGGTGGCGATGTCGTCACCATAGAGGAACTGGCACGGACGGCCGCAGCGGAGCTGCGCAGCCTGGACGCGCTCACCACGAACGGATTGGCCTGGGCGATCCATCGTTGGGAGGACGAGGTTAAGCATCGCCCGTTGATCAACGTCCACCGGCGATCTCTGGATGGCGCCTGGCGCCAGGTGGTGCGGTACTTCGGCGGGAGCCCGGAAACGCTCCTCGGTCCATCGCACGATGAGCTGGTCGCCGCGCCGCAGGCGGCCGAGCCCGCCCCAACCGAACCCGCGGCACCCGCAGAGGATGCTGACGGTCGGGCTTTCCGTGCAGCCGCGCGCCTCGGCCTCACGCTGCGCATGCACGGTGGCTGCGCGCAGTCTGGCATGCCGGGATCGCCCAGCGCGTACGAGGTGGTGGATGTCGCAGACCGAGCCGAGGCGATGCGTGAGGCAGTCGCGTGCGCCGAGGCGGTCATCGCCGCCGGGGGCGAGTCGCAACGGCTGCAACAGGCGTCCGCCGCCGCAGCAGCGCCTGCCCTGCTGGAGGGGCGGGCGCACCTGACCTATACGCTGACCGCGGAAAGCGGATACGAGCAGACGGGGGAGCACCACAACATCACGCCCGAGGTCTTCGGCGCGATGATCGCCGCGCTGCACTCTTCCACAGAGTTTACGAATGAGGTTTTGGCGACCGAGCATTCCACCGCTCTGGCGGAACACGCCGCGCGCTACGAATGGCTGCGCTCACGGGATCTGGACACCATTCAGAAGGGCGGCGTGTTCGCCGGCAAGACGCCCGACAACGTAGTGCTCAACGGTGCGGACCTCGACGCGGCAATCGACGCAGCTATAGCCGCGCAGCGCTGATCCCATGGACCGCCTGGCCCCCGCCATCGACACCGAGCTGCTGCCGCCCCTGCTGCAGGACTTCGTGCGCCTGATCGGCTTGGAGGCCACGCTCACCCTGGTGCGCGCCCATGGCGGGCTGCGCATCTTCATCCCCACACCAGCTCGCTGCAGGGAGGAGCATCCCTTCGCCCAGCTCATCGGGCTGGACAAGCTGCTCATCCTGGCCCGCGAGTACGGAGCCTCCAACCACTTCGCGCTCCCCAAGGCAGAGCGGGCGCTGCTGGCCGTGCGCGACGCCCGCATCGCCCACGCCTACGCCCACCACAAGACCGCCCGCGAGCTGGCGGCCGAGTTCCACCTGACCGAGCGTCACATCGAGCGCATCGTCGCTGCGGCCGGGGTCACGGCCCCGCGAGATCGGCAGCAGGGGACGCTGTTTTAA